GCTTTGTAGTCTTCTGGCTTACTATCTCCAGCCATTTTAGTGATTGCGTCTAGTGTCTTACCGATTTCGGTATTGCTTGGGTCATACCCGACTAGGGTTGCTAACCCCAAAAACGACTGTGCTATCTCAGTACCCGCTTCTAGTGCAACAGCGGTGCCTATAATCCATTTGTCGTCGCCTGTTTCTTCTGCTGCTTCAAGAGCATTCTTTGCAAGGTCGTACATACTGAAAGCCTGCTCTACACCATTTTGGTAGAGTCCGTTTTCGTGGTAACGACCTGTAGTTTCGTCTACTGAACCTAGCGCACGTAAGTAGGCTTCACGATCATCTCCGTCACGTAGCTCTTCTAGTCGAGCAGTATCAAGAGCACGAGCTGCATCCAACACGCGGCCAGAAGTATCCATGCCCATTTCTTCCATTACTCGTAGGTGTGAGTAACCGTCATCTCGTAGCTGTTGGTAAGTTTCAGCGGCTTCGGTTCTGAAGTCATCCGCGCTAGTAGCATCTCCTCCGCTAGCTTGGTCTTCTTCATACATACTCTGCGCTATAGCATCTATAGTATTACCAACTAAATAAGCACGTTGGTCTGCGGTTATACCAGACGTATCCGCCATGCCTGTAGGCGCTATACCCAACCCTATATCTGGGTTGTACGGCACTTCGTCTATTTCCGCCCTTATATCTTCCATAGACATGCCGTTATCTATGGCTTGAAATAAGTTTTCGTAACTACCAAAGGCTAATCGCCAGCCTTCTGGCAGCTTCTCTGGAACCGTTGCGGCTTTTAGTTCTGCAAGATCTACGTTGTTAAAATATGGACTTAAAGCGTCTAACTCAGCATCTATCTGTGATTGGGATAAATCAAAATTATCGCCACTTAGTTTTAGTGCAAGAGCAAGCTCATTAAAATCACCTTTTGCAGGGTCTAATACAAGGTCGCTATATACATCTTTATAAGAACCATCGGGTTGTTTTACCCAAAGCGCCCCGCCGTCCACTAACATATCTTCAGGCAAACGCGAATTAGCTAACTGCTTAGACAAAACACCTTCTTGTCCGTAAGCGTACTGATTAAAATAATCTGCATCTGCACTTGCTAATAAGTTTTTGTCAGCAAGCACATCATCTGAATCACTTTCTACGCCAAAAGCATTGTTTGCTACGTCGCGTGCACCACGTAATACTTCTCCCATTTTGCTAAGAAAAGCATCTTTACTAAGCCCCGGTATGCCCCCACCAGCACTTACATAAGCACCTAGACCTGCACCTAATGCAGTCGATAAATCTGCTCCTTGGGCTAATGCCGCTTGTGTTTTAACCAGCCCCGCAACAAGATCATCTTGGTTTACACCTAGTCCGTCTAATACTTCGGGACTAAGCCCTACTTTATTAAGAGCAGAAGATGTTAAAGCTGGGCCAAAAGCAGCAAGAACCCCACCAGCTAAATTACCGCTAATAGCACCAGAAGCTACTTGCGTACCCGCATATAGAAGTTGGGCTTGTAAAAGTTCGCCTTTTGCAACTTGGGCTAGAGATGCTGCGCCGGGGCCAGCAGCGGCAAGAGCATCGTAGGTTTGTTGTGCGTTTTGTAATTTATCAGCAACAGTAGCACCAGCAAATGCTAGCCCCGCACTTTTTAATATGTCCTCAAAATCACCACCCTGCACTGCGGTGGTGGCTCCAGCAGTAATTGCACTAGCGGCGGCTACTTGAGTCGCAGAATAAGAAGCAGCAGTAGTGCCAGTAGCAGCAACAGCGGGAGCACCAAAAACACCTGTTTTTAGTAGTAATTGAGGCGCAAAATACGCAGCCGCTACAGAACCTAAAATCTTAAAAGCGTTTTGAAAATCTTTGTCTTTAACTTCTTTTGTACGTATTTCACCGTATGTAAACGGATCATATAGATAGGTAGATCCATCTTTAGTTTGGCGTATAGGAGTAACACCGTACTTTCCGTACAGTGCTTGAATCATCGGATCTTCGTTAAACGATGCTTGTAATGCATCTTGATAACCTATCCCGCGAGTTAGCTGTAGATACGGTATTTGTTCTTGTAAGATGGGTTCAATAAACGAGTGAAACTCAGAAATTTGATCTTGTGAAGAGTCAGTGTGTTTTTGTAGGTTGCCACCAAACCTACTTAATTCTTGTGCTACTGGTGAAAAATCATAACCATAGTATCCGCCAAGCACCTTTGCTACTTCTTCGGGTGATTCCGTCATGGAAAGCACGGCGTAAGCCCCTTGCGCTTCACCTTCGTCGCGTGCTTTATCTTTTTTCAATATGTCGGTGAGGTATTCGGGTGCATCTGAATTCTTCATGTAGTCTTCAGATGACACAAACACTTGTAATGGCCCGTCTCTCCCTCTACCACCACCCTGATTAAATTTAGCGCCGCCGGTATTTTTGTACCCCACACCTTTTAGCGTGGACATAATAAGATCTTCGTAGGTATCGTCGTACCAGTTATCGACGTTATCTATATCATCTATTTCGTAATAGTTAGCACCTTGCGTTAATACGTCTTTGTAGTTATTAATAAATGCTTGAACAAAATTAGTAGCCATTACGACACCTCCAGCAAGCTAGCGACTACGTGTAACCTGTTGGCTGTAGCTGCGGTGACTTTTACTATTTCAGATTCTTCAATAACAAGTGGTGCAGTAAGTAGTTCTACTGTGGTGTTCGCCCCTATCGCTTTAGTCTTAAACACACTAAATACTGCCGAAGCAGAATCGGTGATGGTTACGGTAATCGTGTCAGCGTTGCCTGAGTCTTCAGATATCAATATAGACTTAATAATTGCTGTTGTTGCCGTAGGGCACGTATACAGCGTGGTTGCAGTGGTGGCAGTCAAATCCACCTTTGCATTTTTATATTGATTAGCCACTAACCCATAAACCAAGCGGTAGCTTGTGCAGCAGGAGACATTGAAGCGTCCCGTATACCTTTATCAAGCTGGTTAAAGTAGATACGCAGTGCGTTATTTATTTGATTAAACGACTGCACATTGTAGTCATTTGGCGGGTCTGGAAGAACCGGAGCTTTGAAGTCTATGTTATAACTTGTTTTATCTACAGCCATTACCGTCTCCCGTCAGGCCGCATCTCTAGTCTAGGAGAGCCTAACTGCCACTTTACTCCAAGATCACTAGATTCTATCTTTAATGCTAGCTGTCTGCCACGTACTCGTAGATCAAGCCTAGAAGTAAATGCCTCAATTGGTGCAGTTGCTGTTCTAGTTATAGAGCCTGTATTTGTGCCACCCTCAGAAGCAGGTGAGTTACGTCCAGATCCAGAGTTTTGTGCTGCAAACAAAGACAACGTAGCACTGGGGCTGTCTACAGTAGACCCATCAAACGTCACATCTGGGTACACTTTTTGGATAAACGCAAACTTATGTCCGTCTTCTAAGTCAAATTGTGCTGAAGATATAAAAGAACTTATACCTGCAGCCGTGCCGGTCTCGTTGTCATCAATACCATCTTCATGGTTAACCACATTATTGTTATATGTAGCCGCCATAGGAAAGTCACGTATACCTGAGTCAATCCACGCAGTCCTAGCTAGATTGCCGTAGTACCAGATATTCTGCTCATAGTTATAGATAACGTAGCGATCTATTGCCGTGGCACTGCTAGAACAGTAATACCACCATACTTCGCTAAATCCTTCGTTTGTACCTGCGAACACTTGGTCGTACTGTTCTGTGTTGAAGTCGTTAAATATATAGCGTTTTAGAGTGCATGGTAGTGTCTGCACACGGCCATCATATCGGTAGAATCCGCCTACGCCCATCCAATACGCCACACCATTTGCATATGCAACGGCTCTAGGAGAGGCAATAGATAAGTTTTCTCCTACCGTCTGAGCACCCCACACTGCGGGAGCGCCCACGTATTGCAATGCGTACAACGCCGAATCAGTCCATATAAGTATTTCTTGTCTTGCCTGCGTAGCCGTTATTATCTCTGACCCTTTAGAAAGTCTAAGATCACCAGCTTGATTTGACGCTGATGGTGTCCAGTTAACAACACTCTCTTGATCCGACCAACGTAGTAGTAGGGGGTCTAAGTCGCTACTACCCAAAGGGTTTGTACCAAAACAAAACACAAATCGGTTATCTGAAACGAGCAGCGTATTTACCTTAGTTGGTACATTAGACGCACCACTTTCACTTGACACTAATACTCCACGAGTTGTTAGCGCATCAGTAGCATCCCAAAAGAACAAATTACCGCCGCGAGGAGCAAATACTAGGTCTTCACCAAAATTAGATTGCGTCCATATCCGCAGTGCATCAGTAGATGTTACACCCACACTCCATGTACCAAGACCCCAACCAGCGGCACCCCAACCTACAAGTGTTTCTGCTACTGCAGGGCCAGTATTTACTTGATACACAGCGGTCACAGAGCCGCCGCCCGAAGCTGAAGAACTTGCAGCCTCACTAGCTGTTATGGTGTATGTGTTACCTGTTAAGTACGTTATCTGGAACTCACCGTTTAGAGTCAGTCCACCTACAGCAGAAGCACCACTAAACGTAACAAAGTCATTGTTTATATACCCACCGGCAGCGTCCGTGACTGTAACTGTGGTCGATCCACTTACAGTGGTAAAAGGGTCAGTAAGTGCTACAGACGCACGTATAGGAGTAATGTCGTAGTACGTCCCACCCTGTTCTATGTAGAACTTTAAGTTAGTGCCCACACCAAGTAACTTTTGACTACCCAATGTCACCCAAGAAAACAAAGACCTAGCAACGCCTAAAAAAGAGTTAGTAGATATACGATTCCACCCACCTATCTTTTCTGGCATACCTGCTCTAAATCGTACTTTGTCGCAGTCGTACCAGCCGCCCTCACTTGTATAGCGAGTGTTCTCTCTATCTACTCCGGGCTTGAATACCATCTTTTGTAGTGGCATTACTGATACTCTCCTGTGCGAATCATCTCAGTCACCTCTACGGCACGATTACCTACCTGCTGACTCCAGCGGCTGTCCATAAACTCGTCTGCTGCGATGTCAAACTGCTCTCTGGACATGGCCTCAACCGCTTTGATAAACCCACGCAGTCTTGTCTGGCCCAGATTAAAACTAA